TCAGAGGTTAGCGGTTTTTTATACCCAATACCAGTGGATAATGATTCATGGGATCCAAAATTTATGTTTGCAACAGATTCAACAGTTCAAAAAATCATGTTAGGTTTTGATTTCAACAGATTGTTTGATGAATCAACAATGAAAATGATCACCGCAGAGGAATCAGGAATTGATTTTAACAGTTTAGAGGGGTTATTGGATGTTGAATTAACAGTTTCAAGTGCAACAACAACCGCAATTACTGTTAATGCAAATTTAGATTATGGAACGGCATACAATCCAATTCTGTACAAAGGTGCAACGGCATCCAGTGATTGGTTATTGGAAAATGTTGATGCAGGCACAACGGTTACGATTGATGCAGTTACAGAGGGGCCAGATGGCACGTACATTGTTGATTATACCAGTGCAGGATTGGCATCAGGTGTAAACCTTAAATTATCAGTTGCAAAAACAGGATTTGAGGGATCAGTTAATACAGTAACGGCATAAAATTATGGGAAAAACAGAATATATCACGGTTGGAAAATCAACATTTAGGGTTGAGGTTTTAAAAGATTTAACACAAAAAGATGCATTAAAACAATTTCATTATTTGAATAGTGAAACAGTAAAACAGGCATACAAATTGTGCAATCCTAAAAAAGTAAACAGAAAATCAGTGAAAAAATCTGTTTAACTTATGGTTTTAAATATTAAAAAGGGGATGTATTTGTTTACATCCCTTTTTTTTATTATATAAAAAACCTTAAATTTTCGTAAATTTGAAATATGATTGGCAATACATTGGTTGAAACGCATTTAAAAAAGGCATTAACATTGGATGATGCATTGGCATGGTATGAGGCAAACACACCGCAAATTAAAAAATTGGTGTTGGATCTTATCAGGCAGGATCAGTTGTTTCAACGTGGTGTGAATAAATTTGATGAAGTAATTGGATTGTATTCACCTGCAACACAGGCAATAAATCCAATAAAACGTGCAGGTACACCATTTACATTAAAGGATACAGGTGCATTTTATCAATCAATGTTTATTACTGTGTTAAAAGATAGCATTTTAATTAATGCAGATGCATCAGTAATGGAAAATCAATTATGGTGGAACACAAATATTTTAGGATTGGATGAACAGAATTTGGAAATATATGCGGATCAGATCAGGCAACAATACATTAAATACGCACGTAAAATATTGGGAATCAATTGATGAAATGCCAATGTATAACTGGCAGAAATGCAGTGATGGATATTTAAAATATGTTACAATTGATCTGATTGATGATGAAAAAAACAACCAAATACAATATGATAAATTGTATGATCAGTATTTGGTACGGTTTGGTTTATCAAAAGAGTTTGAACGTTACATGAATTTGTTGCGTAAAAAAGCAAAATTACAATGTGATTATGTTCAAACAAATAAACGTTTTAAATTAACAGAAATTGAAATTGTTGATGCAAAAATTGAACGTTTAAACATAAATTTTGGTGATGGTAAAAGCATTGAAACAACGGTTTTACATTTATCAAAATGGTTGGGGTTTAAAGTAAATTTAAAAGAAACAACAGTTGTTGAATATTATACAATAATACAAGAATATGGCAAGTGGGCAAATAAAAAGGAGTGATATTGCAGAGGCAGATTTGTACAAAGAAATCAGGGATTCCGCAAAAAAAACATTAACTGAATTGGATAAAATGAATGTTGGGTTGAAAAAAACTGCAACAACAATATCCAAAACATTAAATTCATCACTGAAAAAATCAACAGAGGGCATCAATAAAATGAGTAAAGCCGTTGCACAGGCGGATGCCACAATGAAACAATCTGTTCAGGTTGATAAAGCAAAGGCACAGGCCACAAAGGCCCAAATTCAGGCGGAACGTGAATTGGAACGGTTGCAACAGGATAAAATTCGCACATCCAAAATGGAATCACAGGAAAAAGAACGTTTATTGAAACAACAACAGAGGCAAAAAAAGTTGATGGATCAGGAAACAAATGCATACAAAAAATTGGTAAAGGCAACACGTGATCAAAAAAATGAATCAAAACGTTTGGGTGCAGAATTGTTAAAATTAGAACAGGCAGGAAAAAAGAACACAAAAGAATACCGCAAATTGCAAATGCAATATGATAAGGTTACAAGATCCGCACGTTCAGGTGATAAACAATTGAAAAAATTGGATAAAACTGTTGGTGATAATTTCAGGAACGTTGGTAATTACCGCAGTGCATTGGGCAAATTACAGGGTGCATTTGCATCATTGGGTATTGCAATGGGCGGTGCAATGGTGATCCGTAATGTGTTTGATACAGTGAAAAAATTTGATCAGGCAACCGCAAATTTGGCATCAGTATTGGGTGTATCACGTGAACAAATGAAAGGTTTAACGGATGATGCAATGAAATACGGATCCACAACACGGTTTACCGCAGAGGAGGTTGCAAACCTGCAAACAGAATTTGCAAAGTTAGGATTTACACAGGATGAAATAAAAAATGTTACAGAGGCAACACTGAATTTGGCCAGTGCAACAGGCACAGATTTGGCAGAATCCGCAACAGTTGTTGGTGCAACAGTGCGTGGTTTTGGTTTATCAACGGAACAAACTGCACGTGTAACGGATGTAATGAGTAAATCATTTTCCAGTTCATCATTGGATATGCAAAAATTCAGTACGGCAATGGGTAACGTTGCACCTGTTGCAAAAAATGCAGGTTTAAACATTGAGGAAACAACCGCATTATTGGGTACATTAACAGATAACGGAATTGATGCATCAACCGCAGGTACAGGATTGCGTAACGTATTTTTGGAATTAACAAAACAGGGCCTAACATTTGAACAGGCCATGAGCATGATCCAAAACAGTACAGATAAAAATGCAACCGCATTGGAATTGTTCGGTAAACGAGGTGCAACCATTGGTACAGTATTGGCAGATAATACATACAACATTGATACATTAACACAGGCATTGTATGATTCCGCAGGTGCAACACAGATCATGGCGGATATGCAATTGGATACATTGGGCGGATCATTGGATTTACTCACATCTGCATGGGATGGTTACATTTTAAAAGCAAATGAGGCAGGCGGTGTTGGTGATATGATGAAAAATGGCATCAAATTTTTGGCAGATAATTTGGAAACAATATTGGATGTTGTTGTTGGTTTAACAAAAGCATGGATACAATATAAAATTGTTGTTGGTTTATCATCACAGGCAAACAGATTAATGGGATCATCAATGAAATTGATGGGAACACAAACAGGGATCATGGCCAAAGGTTTAACATTGGCAAAATCAGGTATTACAGGTTTAAAAGCAGGTTTTGCATCATTGGGCAAAGCATTACAGGCAAACATATTTGGTATCATCATATTGGCCCTGTATAAGTTATACGAGGCAATGAACGTTGTAAATACTGAATCTGAACAGATGGAGGAAATCAACGGCAGATTGCAACAGGCATCCGCAGATTCCGCAGTAAAATTGGAACAGGAAACAGTACAGTTGGATGTGTTGGTTGGTGCCATAAAAACGGCAAACAAAACCAATGGTGAACGTGAAAAACTGATTGATGATTTAAATAAAAAGTACGGCACAACACTGGAAAACATACAGGATGAAACAAAGTTTTTAAAGGAATTGGATATTGTTCAAAATCAAATAATGGATAATATCAAGAAAAAAATAAAACTGGATGAAACACGTACAAAATTTGGAATTTTGGCATCAGAAATTGCAAAGTTAGAAACGGAACAATTGCGTTTACAGGTTGGGATTCAGGAGGCATGGGGCCAAAATGCATTTACTGAATTTATACAGGGTGCAGGTGATTATGAAAACACACGAGGTGTTTTAAGGGATCAAACAGAACAAAATAACAAGGTTTTGGATCGTTTAAATGCACAGAAAAAATTGATCAAAGATGAATTAATTGAGTTGATGCAACAACAGGCACAAACCGCATTGGATTTAGACAAAACAGGAAACGGCAAAAAAGATCCAAAAAAAGATCCAAAAAAACCAACGACAACAAAAACAAAACGAACACCAATAAATGTTGAATTAAAAGATCAATTGGATCTGTTCAAAGAAATTTTAAAAGTACGTGAACAAATAAGATCATTGAATGCAGATTTAAAAAACACGGCACGTGAACGTGAAATTGCGGATTTGGATAAATTGATTGAAAAGGAATTGGAAATTATTGAATTACGCATGAAACGTGGGCAAAATATTGATACAAATATTACTGATGCATCTGCATTAATAAATTTAACAGGAACACGGCAAAAAGAAGATGTAAAAGCGGATGCAGATGAGGAAATAAGAGTTTTAACAAACAAACATAATGAACGTTTTATTTTATTAAATAATGCATTAAGTAAAGAATTT